CGTCAATGGCTCCAGGGCTCGTCCCGTTAGATGGAACGGCAACGACTATGAAAGGGGCTTCGAGATTTGCAAATACTCCAATTCCAACAATCGATGGGGCTAACAGTATAAGGAGCTAACATGGCCAGATGGAAACTGACTGACGCCCATTACCTCAATGTCCCTGGGACGGAATGGGAATACAGAGAAACCAATCGTGATACCGGCCGGCAAGCTAGAAAGGTCTATGAGATCCCGATGTATCTGAGTCCAAAGGATCCAGCAGACTTCAACTATCCACAGGATGAAGCTATCGTCGTCTCCAATAAGTTCGATCCAGTCTATCCTAGAGATATCATCTTTCGTGGCCCGCCTACACCAGACATGGAACCTTTGGATGATGAGGCTCAAACCATCACTCAAGGCTTTATTGAGAGTGGTGCATGGAAGCATCCAATTGAAGCCCTCAACATGACCTACTCACAAAGCGTACTGAGTGAGTTTGAGCAAAAGCTTGCAGAGCTTATGACTCAAGGCCTGCCTAAGTACTCTGGCCAGTCAGTGTCGACTAAGGGAGTCGATCAAGCGGCGTTTGAAAGGCTTCAACAGCAAGTGGCTCAGTTAGTGGAACGGAATACCCAACTCGAAGAGACTGTAGCTAAATCCTCTGCTGGAGCGATGCGAAGGCGGGTTTGATGGACCTTGACCAAAGCGGCAATGGTTGGCAAGTAGCTAGGGTCTATCTAGGCCCTTCGCTTGGGTGGGTTAATGTTCAGATCAAACCCACTCGATCAATCGTTGCTGCTGGTACGTCTTCGATTCTTCCAGGTGATAGCATAATACTCGTTAATGTTGCTGGGGCGGTTGTACTTAATCTCCCAGATGTTCGTCTATGGGTGCAGGAACCAGCTTATCAGCCAGCTACAGCCTTTGAGAGAGTTCTTTACATCAAAGATCTAGGCGGCGTCGCTGCGGCCTTCCCGATTACAATCACACCATTTGGCACTCAAACGATTGATCTGTTAGCGCAGAGTTTCATTATCGTTCAGAATCGTCAAGTAATTCGACTATATCCATTGAATGACTTGAGTGGATGGTGGGTGGGATGAAACGATATCTGATCCCTCTCCTGTTGGTTGCGTCAGCTGCTTTAGCGCAAGACATCCCTAACCACTCTATCCCTATTGGTCGTGGGCCAGGAGCGGTAGGTTTCGGTTTCGGTGGTCCATGTCCTGCTGGCCAGGCGTTGGTGTGGAGTGGGCCGACAGTAGATCCAGTCTGCGGGACGGCTGGAGGAGGGGGAGGAGGCGGCGTTACTACATTAAATGGTCTTAATGGTGGTGTTAATATAACTGCAGGTAGCGGCGTGACCGTATCTACCAGTGCCCCTAACATCCAAATTGGCCTTAGCCCTCCACCAAACCCAACTGCGCAGAAGTTTCTTAGCGGTAGCGGAACTTACACAACACCGGCTGGAGCGACGTGGATTGAGATAACTTTAGTTGGTGGTGGAGGTGGAGGCAGTGGGGGCGGAACGGCGGGTGGCGGCAACGGAGGTAACGGCGGAGCCTCTTGTTGGAACACATCTGGGGCGGCATGTACCACCCCAGTTTATTCCGCAGGAGGCGGCGGCGCTGCAATATTTGCTGGCAATGGTGGCGCAGGTGGTTCCATCACTGGTAGTGGAACTTGTTCAGACTCTGTGGTCGGTGGTAGCGGAACTGGTACGGTTATTACGAATGGTAATTCTGGTGGGCCAGTTGGTGGGAGTTCGATTAGAGGTGGCGCAGGTGGTGGTAGTATATCAGGGGCGGGCGTAGCTGGGGCTGCCAACTCAGGTAGCGGTGGTCAAGGTGGGCCTATCGGTGTCGTTGGTCCCAATGGGGCTAGTGGTGGAGCCGGAGCTTCCTGTTATGTCACTATCCTTGGTCCTGCTGCAACCTACACCTACGCCGTCGGAGCGGCTGGAACGGCCGGAACCGCTGGAACAAGCGGTTTTGCCGGTGGCGCTGGGGGCAGTGGGATTATCTTCGTTGTGGAGCATTACGCACCATGACCGTAAACACCACAACTAGTATTATAACCTATGCTGGCAACGGATCTACGACGCTGTGGAGCTTTCCATTTCCTGCAATCGATCCAACGTTTATTCAAGTCTTTATCACTGATCCTACTGGTAATGTTACTCAGCAAGCTGCTAATTTGTATACAGTAACTCTTAATTCTCCAATTGCCCCTAACCCAACTGCTGCTGGTGGAACAGTCCTGTTTCCACTGATTGGATCTCCACTTGCTGTTGGGAACCAAATAACGATACTTAGGAATTTACCTGCAACTCAGACGGTTTCGATTTCCAATCAGTCAATTGTGTATCCTCCAGTGATTGAAAAGGAATTTGACTATCTGACGTTGCTGGGGCAGCAGACTCTGACCGGCTCTACTCGTGCCTTTAGCGTTGGGCCCTCTGATCCAATTCCGGCCCTGGTGCCGCCAGTTGCGTTGCGAAAAAGTCAGGGTGCGTTTTTTGATTTATTTGGGAATCTAACTGCTGGTGCGTTCACGAGTCCAGGTGTTGTAGTCTCAGCCGCTATGCAGCCGGTTGTTGGCGCATCAACACTTCCATTGGCGCAAGTCGCAATGGGCGTTGCGCCAATCAATTCTCCAGTCTTTACTGGCAGTCCGCAAGCTCCTACTCCGTTAATTACCGATAACAGTGCAGAGCTTGCTACGACTGCGTTTGTGCAGGCTTTGCAAGCAGCAATCTTCTCCACTGGCGATTTGAAGCCGACTCATAAAGTTGTGGCTGATCCTGGGTGGATTTTATTGGTAGACGGTGCAATAGGTGATGCGGTGTCAGGGGCTGGTATTAGATCTAATGCTGATACTCAGGCTTTATTTACTCTATACTATAACAGTTACTCCGATGCTATTTGTCCACTAGCCACTAATAGTGGTGTCTCTACCACTAGAGTAGCACAGGGTGTAGCCCTGGCTGCATTCAATGCCCATTGTAGAATTGGGCTACCACTGATGGCAGGCAGAGCACTTGCGATTGCTGGGGCTGGGGCTGGGCTGACAACTCGAGTGGTGGGCAGTACGACTGGTACTGAGACCACGACGCCGACAACTCTCACAACGGCATTTCACAATCACCCCTTCATTGGTACCAGTAGCGGTTTGGCTACCACTACAATTGCTGTATATAATCCTAATGCTAATATATCCTTTGCTGGTGCTCAAGGAGTAGAAGCCGCAGCAATGCAAGGAATAGGTGCCGGTAATCCATTTAACGTCATGCAACCATCAACCTTCGTCAACATAATGGTGAAACTATGAGTATGGTTCAACAGAATGCAGATGGAATGATCTTTGTCCGTACACCTGGCGGTACTTATATGGACACGATCGCCAACTTTCAATTGGACTTCAATGATACTGTATCACCGTTACCGCAAGGTGCCAATGATCGTGTCTACGATCAAGGAGTTCGCCATGCAATCTCAAACAATTTTACCATCATTGCTGCTGGTCATATGCCCTGGCCGCAGGGTGATGCTTGGATTGCCAATATCTCTGCCGGTCTCTCCGCTCAAGCCGCCAGAATAGCTGCAAAACCCAAACCGCCGATTCCAGGAGGCCAGAATGCCCTCAACATCTCCCAAGCAAGCCAAGATGATGGCAGCAGTAGCCCACAACCCCAAGTTCGCCAAGAAAGTAGGAGTCCCACAATCGGTGGGGAAGGAGTTCAATCAAGCAGACGCAAAGACTGGCATCTTGCGAAAGAAAAAACCGAAGAGCTAAAGAGGCGTCTATGAATTCACCAATAGACCCTACTGGGCTTGACTTGGATCGGAAGGTCCCAGCAGGGATAATGCGGATTACTCAGCACTATCACAATCTAATCTACATCCGAGCCTTCTGGGAATCTATCGGTCAACAGCCTCCTGATTGGATCAAGAAGGAAATGACTAGAGTCGATAGAGTTCTTCAGAATGAGTTAGACTTTGAGGCAGGCCAAGGTGGCCTTTTACATGGAGATGGAGATGCGACAAGGAAGAGCAGATAAGAGCGGAAGAGAAAGTTGGAAGGTGGAGCCTAATCCCAAAGCCGTCCACGAATCCGCAGTTGCTGACTTGGGGATGGCTGTTCAATACGAAAAGAAGCCACTTCACGGCGGTCAGGGTTACAAGCCTCCTGGTCCTGATCGACCTGCGCTAGGTCCAGGAGGGGGCCGTACCATTCACCACAGTGGGTCTCAAGGTAAACACAAGTAGGAGGTTGCAATGGAGAAAGAAACCGAACACGAAGGTCTTGACGCCGAAAGAATCAATGGGCTTCTTGAGATTGTACATAAGACCAGAGAGCTTCCCAATCTTAGCGCAATCAATGGAGCGGCGATTATTGAGTTGATGCAAATAAACGCTGAGGTTGCGGAAGCTCACGCCAAAGCTGTCGAAGAGGCGAAGAAGAAGGCTGGGGAAGAGGCGGCAAAGAAAGCTGAAGAAGAGAAGAAGAAACAGGAAGCTGAAGCAAAGAAGGCAGAACCGAAGAAGGAGCATGAGTATGCCTAGAGACATTCTAAGTGAGTATGGAAAAGACGTTTCCCACCCACAAGCCGCTAGGGCTACCACTGGTGGAGTCAAGTCTGCAAGAGACGTTATGAACTACTCTCCCCCTAAGGGTCCTTCAAACATCAATGACCCAAAATCTCCGGGCCTTCATGGCGACTCTCATGGAATGGCCAGATGTCCTACTGCTGGTCGTGGTAGCGGCGGTCCTGGAATCGGTGGTTCTAACCATCGTTCAGGGTCCCAGCGAGGATGACGGCTGAGGTCGACATTGCGAATCGGGCCCTAAGCTCAATTGGTACCCGATCGCAAATCACCGACTTGGCAGAGGACTCCAACGAAGCTAGAAACTGTAAGCTTCTGTTGGAGCCTTTGCGGGATGAACTTTTGCGGATGGCACCATGGAATTGTGCCATGAACTTCAACAATCTGTCGTTGGTTTGCTCAGCTCCAGGAACGCCAGAGAATCCGACTACTGGAATGAATGTTTGGGAGAAAGGAATTCCTCCCCCGCCATGGAGTTATGAGTATGCTTATCCATCAGATTGTCTTCGGCCTATTTATGTTGTGCCTCAGTTTACTACTGGTTTCACTAGCGGTGTTCCTATTACTACTGCTGTTACTGGAGGGGCACCGGCGTTTTGGAACGGACCCCCGGTTAGATTTAAGGTTGCGATTGATCAGATCGGCCTTGATGGAAGACCCAACCCACAAGGGCTTGACCAAAGGGTGATTCTGACTAATCAAGAGCAAGCAATCCTCGCCTATATCAAGCGGGTCATCGATCCCAATGTCTGGGATGATCAATTTCAGCAGGCCTTGGTCTCTGCACTTGCAGGAAGGTTAGTCATTTCCTTGACCGGTGACAAAGGCTTAGCTCAGCTGAAGCTTCAAGAGGCCAACGAACACATAAAACTAGCTCGTCAGACAGACGGTAATGAAGGTCTGACCATCAATGACGTAACTCCAGACTGGATCCGAACTCGTGGAATTAGCTATCAAGCTTGGGAATTCTCACCCAACATCATGTTCGACTGGGGACCAATGTTAACGATGTTCTGAAATGTCTGACAATGCTATTCAGCCATCATTTGCTTCTGGTGAACTTTCCCCTAGCCTCTTCGCTAGGGTCGATGTCGCCAAGTATCATTCCGGTGCGGCGACGATGCGGAATTTCTTTGTTGATTACAGGAGCGGAGCGAGCACAAGGGCGGGGACGGAGTTTATTCGTCCAACAGACCAAAACTCCGGGCCGGTAAGGATAGTAAGGTTTCAGCAATCCGTTAACGTTACCTTCGTCTTAGAGTTCGGAAGTAACTATCTTAGGTTCATCTCTGATGGCGCCTCAATTGTAGAGCCTGGCTTCATCATCATCAACATCGCTCCGACAAATCCTGCGCAAGTAACAGCGCCTGGGCATAACTTCGTTAACGGGAATTTGATCTTTATCACTGGGGTTTTGGGGACGCTTCAGGCTGACGGGAGGTATTTTACTGTCAGGAATGTTGTTGGAGCTACCTTTACTTTAGAAGACTCTCTAACCGGCGCACAGGTGGATGCTACTAATTGGTTCACCTATAGCGGCGGCGGCTTGGCTCAAAGGGTTTACACTATCGCTACCCCTTATAACTCTGCTGAATTAGCTCAGTTGAAGTTTTCTCAAAAAGCTAGCGTTATGAATATTACTGATCCGTTCCATCCTCCCTATGTTTTGACGTTGATCAGTGCTACGAATTGGACTTTAGTTCCAGCGGTTATCGGAGCTACCGTCGGATCTCCTACAGGATTGAGTGCTACTGGGTCGGCGGCAGGGCCAGTTAACTATAACATTGCGGTAACGGCTGTAGATGGCGGTGGACAGGAGTCACCACCAGGCATTGTTGCGGTTGCGGCGACGCTTGATTTAAGAGTTACTCAGGGGACGATTGTAGTTAGTTGGGCTGCTGTAGCTGGGGCTACAGCTTACAATGTCTACTTTACATCTCCGTCTGTGTCTGCTGCTGGAGCGTCTTTTGGATTTGTTGGTACAACGACCAGTACTTCGTTTTTCAATTCTAACATCTCACCAGACTTTGGACAGACTCCACCAATACATCAGAATCCATTCGTTGGAGTCGATTCCGCCCCTCAAGTCTCTAGTTATTTTCAACAACGGTTGGTTTATGGTAACGGTGGTGGAAATGACGTAGATGAGTTTTGGATGTCTAAACCGGGAGCTTACTATAATTTCGATGACTCCAACCCAAGCCAAGATGATGACGCCCTTACGGCAAGATTGGTTAGCCTTGAGGTAAATGAGATTAAAAGCTTCGTCCCGATGCCCTCCGGACTAGTCACCTTTACCACTCGAGGCGTCTGGCAAATCTCAGGTGGTGCAGGAGGCGTTGCTACTCAAGGAGGTCCGGTTACGCCATCTACTTTAACAGCAACTCCACAAGCTTATGTAGGAGCTAATGATGTTCCACCCATCCTCATCAACTACGACATCTTTTTTGTTCAACAGAAAGGATCCATCGTCAGAAACCTGTCCTACAACATTTACGCTAACATATACACCGGCAATGATGTCTCTATCTTATCCTCTCACCTATTCTACGGTCACCAAATCCTCGAGTGGTCCTATGCCGAAGAACCCTTCAAAATGATATGGGCGGTTCGTGACGACGGAATTCTCTTATCTCTGACAGTTATAAAAGAACAAGACATGTACGGGTGGGCCAGACACGACACGTTAGGGAATTTCCTCTCTACTTGTACAGTCACTGAGGGTCAGACTGACGCAGTCTATTTTGTAGTTGAACGTCCTAACACCGCTACCGGTATCGGATTCACTCGATGCATTGAGAGAATGGCTGATAGAACCTTTCCATTCGGGGCGGAAGATGCTTGGTGTGTGGATTGTGGGGTTAAAACAGTAGCTAACACTCCAAATGCTAATTTAACTCCCTTGGCTCCTACTGGACTAACTACGTTCTTAACAAACCCAGGAGTCTTCACTTCAGCGATGGTTGGTTGGGTCATCCGTGCTGGTGGCGGAGTGGCGACGGTGACTCAATTCATCGATGCCCAACATGTAATGGCACAAATAACTCAACCAATCACCAACCTTCTTCCTAACGATCCACTTAACCGTCCAGATACCCTTCCTCCAGGTGATTGGTCTATTGACAAACCGATTCAACGGATCTTCGGGTTGGATCATTTAGAGGGTCAACGGGTGGCGGTTCTAGCTGATGGAGGAGTAGTTAATGGTTTAACTGTCCATCAGGGCTCAATCACTCTTCCAGTTCCTGCGACTAAAGTCGTAGCTGGCTACGGATTCCAAGCTCAACTCCAAACCATGTACTTAGACCTTGGGCAGGAGACTAATACAGTTCAGGGTAAGCGGAAGAAAATTAACGCCTTGACTGTCAGAGTCAAAGACAGTCGAGGAATAAAGGCTGGAAGGACGTTTAACACTGTGACCCCAATTAAGGAACTTAATCGATTAACCGTTATGGGTCAACCGATTCAATTAGTCACAGCGGACGAAAGAATCGTAATGGATCCACTTTGGGATGTTCCGGGGCAGGTTTGTCTCCAAGTCGACGATCCGGTTCCTTCTACAGTCTTAGGGGTGATCCCTGAGATAACTGTTGGGGATACGGCCAAATGACTCGAATCGAACGAATAGATGGGAATGAGGCTAGAGAGTTAACGAAGAGTTTAGCTCTGAGTGAAATTGATAAGAAGGGAATGGAATTCTGTTTTGTGATGAGTACGGATGTTTGGGTCGGATTTATTGACGATGAGATCGCTTGTATGTGGGGGCTGATTCCTCCTACTTTTCTCTCTGGTCAAGCTTATCTCTGGCTCTATACTACCGATGTGATTAAGGAGCATCAGTTTGTTCTAGTCAGGCATTCTCAAAGGGTCATGGAGAAGTTACTGGAAAAGTATCCGTCGATCGTCGGTCACGCTACGCTTGGAAATAAGAAGGCGATTCGATGGTTGAGATGGTTGGGGGCGGAATTTGGGTATCCGCAAGGAACGGGAATGCCATTTAGGATAAAGAAACATGGCTGATCCAATGACGATGGTTGGGTTAGGGGCAACAGCTCTTGGTGGTGTCGCTTCCGCAGAGGGAGCGCAGATTACGGCTAAAGGGAAACAGACTGATATTATGGGGCAGATACTTGCCACAGTTGGCAAGGCATTTGGTTTCGAGGTTCAGGCTCAGCAGCAGACTTATCAAAGCGATGTAGAGACTTACCAAGCCGGCGTAGCTGAGGTTAATCGACAGATTGCGGAACAGAATGCTTCATACGCCAGAGACGTAGGAGAAGTCTCCGCTAGTCAGGAGGGAATGAAGGATCGAGCTGCACTCAGTTCCGCTAAAGCCTCTCAAGGAGCGTCAGGCCTTGACGTTAACACAGGTTCTGCTGTTAACGTTAGGGAGAGTATGGTTGAGATGGGACAGTATAATCAGGCTGTGATTAGATCGAACGCAGCTAAGGTAGCTTATAATTTCGATGTAACAGCAACTCAAGACGCCGCTCAAAGGGACCTCCACACTTACGCAGCAGGCCAAGATAAAATCCAAGCAGCTAATGACATGACAGCGGCAGGATTGACTATGGAGGCGATTCCGTTGCAACAGCAAGCTTTCGCATTAGCTGGTTCGGCTGGAGATATCTCCTCTATCGGATCCTTGCTTGGCGCTGCTGGAAGCGTTGCGTCGAAGTGGTCAACGTTTAAGTCTACTTAGAGGACCTGGAAGTGGCAGTTAATTACAAACCAATCCCAGATGCTCAGCCTCAGCTAGCGCCAACTCCGTCTATCCGTGAAGACGTTCCTCAGGTACGGTTTTCCGGAGCGGTTGGTGAAGCCCTTCAGTACGTTGGACGTGCTGGGTACGGTGCTTTAGGGCAGGCTACGGAAGACGTAGGAAGAGCCTTTGACAGTCTGGGTAAGAACGTTGAAGGCGCAGGACGAGAAATCTTCCAACGGGCAATCGCCTTAAAGGAATTGGAGAGCAATAAGAAGGTCGACGATCTGGTCATAGCATACAATCAAAAGCAGACGGACTTGGGAGAAAAGTTCAGAAATCAGTATGGAGAGAAGGCTGGACCTGATGCCTTAACTGCTCACATAAATGAAAGTAAGAATCTCCGTGCTGGAATGCGGGCAGGGCTGACTCCATACCAACTGAATAGATTCGATGATGAAACCAGAGGAATATTTTCGGCTAACGCAAGACAAAGTCTCGGACATTCTGCGGCTCAATTTAAACATTCCTTAATGGCTACTAATGAAGCTAAGATTTCTATGGAACAGGATGCGATGGGGAAGTCACAGACTGATGAGGAACTCCAACAGCATCATAATAAGATTGAGCGGCTTACAAGAGAAGGAGGAGACTTAGCTGGGAAGACTCCTGAGATACTGGAGCACGATTTGAATATGAATTTGTCTAAAGGTTTTGCTAGCTACATTTCTGCTTTGTCGGACAGAGATCCTACAAAAGCGATGCAATTGTTGATGGCCAAAAAAGATGAAATCATGAATCCATTCTTCGATAAACTTAAAGACGAGATTCAAGGTAAACTTGATGATAGGACCGTCCGTTTAGCAGCACAGGCAGCGGGGCAGGATCAAGAAGCAGACTTAGCAGATAAGGTGAAAAAGGCTGAGAAAGAGGCTAGGAAGACCACTGACGATCCTAGAGTCATAGATAAAGCTATACGAAGGACTGAAGGTGAGCATAGTGAGTATGAAAGGGAAAAATTTAATCGTCAGCGTAAAGCCAACGATATGATGGATGCATTCACTCACGGCAGGCTTAATCCAGAGGGAAAACTCCCGACTAAAAGAGAAGAGATAGATATCGATCCTAGGACTAAGCAAGCCTTTGACCTTCTAACAAATAAAGAGAAGGATGCGGTTGAGACGCAGCTTACTCGGAATTCCCTAGAACAATACGCTGAAACTCCCGATGAAGTCCAACGGTTCCATGATATCAGAGAGCGTAGCTACGACCCGGCGAACTATGAAGAATTCAGAAATCTTAGAATTAATGGTGATCTTCGCCTTTCAGTAAGGCATCGGAACGCATTGCTTGACCGTAAGGATGAGATAGAGAAGCAAGGTATTAAGGCTATGGATAATCCGCATGTCAAAAGAGCAGAAGGTATATTATTGAGTCAGGGGCTCATACCTGAAGTTATTCGGACTGATCGAGATAGTATGAATAGACTTAGAGGGGTTCTTCATGATGAGATAGACTTGCAGCAGAAATTACAGAGACGTGAAATGACTGATGGCGAAATACGATCACTCGGTTTACGAATTTTAGCAACGGATCCAAATAGCGGAATGGATACTGGATGGTTTGGTAAGTGGTTTACAAAGCCAGCGTTTGAGACAATGAGCGAGGCGACTAAGAAACGTGTGGAAGACTATAAAAAGGAGGTCTCCGGTGCTACGGATGACGAAGCCATGAGGGCGATTGCGAATTCTGAATACCAACTGATGTTTGAGAAGTATTTTGGTAAGAAGAAAACTGCGCCATCAAAGGCAGGACCTGCCGCACCACAGAGTCAATAATGGCTGATGAACAGGATCCAATACTAGCTAGAGCCCTAGCCAATAGAAAGGCTCAGACTCAAGGCCGAGTTATTGACAGCCTTGACGCTGACCCTGAGAAGGCTGCGACGGCATCTAAGCTAGGGAATGATACTGGGGCTGATCCGAACGTAATCTATCATAACTTCGACGATGTTATGAGAGAGCATCAAAAAGCTCTTACGAATGGAATTATAGAAAATAGTCCACCTCTACAGGAATATGTCAACTCTCATCCCCTTGCCGCTAAAGTGAGTAAAGATGATTGGGGAAATCTGTCTAAGCTTATGGATGTCCTTGGGTCTACTCCTCTAACCAGACCACTGGCCCAACTTGGCAAGTCCCCAGCAGGGAGAGATATCGTTAGTTCTTTATCAGGAGAAATGCCAGGGGTAGGGCCTATTGTCAGTGGGACTATAGAAAGAGCTAAGGAGGGCTTTGGCCAAGAGCCTGTGGGATATAGGGATCCATGGATTGAGGCTCTGCATTTAACCCCAGAGGCAGAGGCACAGTTCAAAGAAACCAGGTGGATGACTCCAGGGAAGCCGTATTTCTTTCAGCGACCCACTGACCTAGCGACCCTATGGTCACTTTATGAATTTGTTACCAGAGCTTCTGTTGGTGGCGCCGCTGGTGGGATTGCTGGTTTCTTGGGTAGCACTCTTGTGGAGCTTGGTATGGAGCCGGCTACGGCTGCAAGTGGCATGAGAGACGTGCACGCTGTATCTGAGATAGTTTTACAGCTACTACTTGGCGGTCTAGGGCCCAAGGGTGCACGACGAGCGACTATGGGTGTGTCTGGAGCTTTAGAATCACCGGCCCTCAGAGGGAAGCATCCAGAACTTTTAGAGTTGGAGAAAGAGACTGGCCTTAAGACTAAGGCAGACTATAAAGTCCTTCAAGAATGGAATAAGCTTGGAGATTCAGTCGAACGGGCCCTTCCGTACATCAAAGAGGGCGAAGAACCTCCTGTACGTTTAGATCCAGACATCGACAAAATGATTATGGATGACTCTAAAGAGGGGCTTAAGGAACTCAAAGAACAGGAGAAAGCCGCCAATAAGACAGTGACTAAAGAACGTGATCGAGATATGTTAGAGTTAGCTATATCTAAAGCTACCAAAGGCCAGAATGTTGGGTTGGAATGGGACGGCGTTAAGGCTCTCTACGGTGATAAGCTTCCGGAGCCTGGAGATGGACTCTTAGGAGACATTCCTGGAGTAGCGGAGAAGTTTCAGGCTTCTATGACATCAGGGGAAGATATTACAGTCCCGAAGTCTCAATGGCTCTCTAAAGTAGAAAAGGAGGTTTCTGAAAAATTGGACGGATTCGTTAAACATCGCCCTGGGGCTCTGTCGGAACGGGAGATCGAATCTCTTGGTAAGGCTGAAGAAATTCCGCCTATAGAGCCAGGAGTATCTAATTGGCAGAATGTCGTGGATGGAGTTCGACGGGCAGCTGGGTTGGAGCCTTTGCTTAAGAAACTGCCAAAGGCAAGAGAACCAACCCAACTCGAACTCGGCGTCACACGTCAAGAAGACATCCCTCTCTTTAAGCCAGGGGCTTTGATGCCCAAGCGGATGTACGATCAATATTTCAACCAGATGAATAAGATCTTTGACGCAGATAAAGAGAAAGATTTAAGGGTAGCTGAAAGAGAAGAACGCCGAAGGCAGATGCCGGAATGGACCGAAAACTACAAGAAAGAACAGGAGAAGGTTGTTGAAGACATTAAAAATTCACGTCCTTTTAGGTTCAGTGATTTCTTCCGTAACGGAATCCTTAACGGCGAAGATGTGGGAGTCAAGCCAAGGATCCGTACAGATTCCTTAACTCCAGAACAGCGAGCCGCCATTCCTGCTAAGTTTCAAGCTAAGAATGGAATAGACCCTGACCTCATTGCTAGGGCTTTAGACTACCAGACAGGGTCCGAAATGATTAACGATATAATAGCTTTCGAAGAGACGAGAAAGGAGGCTGGAGATAAGCCTGGGGAGTTCTTTAATCGGTTGGTTAAGAGAGAAACAGACAGGAGAATGGAAGTCAAATATGGAAAGTTCGAAGAGAACGTCGCTGCCGCTGCTAGAGAGCATGTGATTTCCCCCACTGCCTTTGACCTCGTTCATCAAGAGGTAATGGCTTTAGCGATGCGGGCAGGGCAGAAGATGCCTATGAGTAAGGACGATCTTAGGCAGCAGGCATATATAAGGTTTACTGATTCGATCGCCAGTGAGCAAGATCTATCTAAATATGTTGGACTCTTAGGGAAGGCAGGCAGAGCAGCTGAAGAGGCTTGGCTTAAAGGTGATGTTGTAGAGGCGTTTAAGCAGAAACAACTACAAGCCCAGCATATGGCCGTAGCGGCGCTAGCGAAAGAGTTTCAGAAAGAACAAAGGGCTTGGGATAGAGGAAAGAAAGCACATTCAGGGGAAGAGGATAAGAGCCTCCCTCAAGAGTATCAAAACTGGCTGCATGATCTTTATTACAGAGTTGGAGAAACCACCAAGCGTTCTTTGGATACGGTCAAGCAGAGCATCCAAGACCATGAGCATAAAACATTTCAAGAATTTGCTGACAAGAAAAACATGAACGGCCTTCCTGTAGGGGCTGGAGAATACGGAGAAGCCTATACTCCAAAGATTCCGATTACTCCATTTCTCTATGATCAGCCATTCAACAAGACTATGGATAAAGTCACAGTAGGAGAGTTTAGAGCAATTAACAACACTGCGCAAGCCTTGATTAAACTTGGTAGAGGAGAAAAGCAAGTCCTCGTAGGCGATAAGTTGACTATGTTTGAAGAAGCAAAAAAGGAACTTTTAGACTGGGTAAACCAGACACATCCAGACAAGCCATTTATACACAATCCAACAGCTTGGCAGAAGAGGAGAAAGCAACTTGCTACCATGAGAGTTGGGTTAATGCAGTTAGAGCATTTCTTTAGAATGGTTGACGCGGAAGATCCTAGAGGAATAGCCTCAAGGTCTCTTATTTATCCGCTTATGGAGGCTGGGAATAAGGTCGATACTACGGGCAGAATGTACGCTAAGATATTACAGACTCTAGATAAGTTCACGACTGACTTCGAAAAGCCAGTTCCGAACACTGTCTTCCATGATCCTTCCACCTTTGACAAGGATCCAAAGACAGGGAGGCGGAGTCTTAAACAAGGAACCCCACTCTACCTTGAGATGAACAGGGAGAATATGTTAGCTGTTGCAATGAATTGGGGAAATAAAAGTAACAGGGATGTTTTAGTTAGAGGTCATTTAGTCTCAGAAGCAGATGTTCAAGGTTGGCTCGACACTCATATGACAAAGCAAGATTGGCAATTAGTTAAAAGTCTTGGGGATATTATGGCTAAGCTCCAGAAGGCAGAAGATAGAATGACTATGGATACGAATAATAGTGTCTTAGATAAGCTTATATTAGGAAAAGTCCAAACTAAGCTTGGAGATAAGCTTGTAGAAATGGATGGATGGTATTGGCCAGTTAAGTATCATCCAGATTTTACCAAAGGGAATGCTGCTGAAGGGATACTAGGAGATAAACCTTTCTTTAGAGTCCAAACAGAGCACGGATGGACGAACGCAAGAACAGGATACGCCGCACCTTTAGACTTACACATGAGCAACGTAGGGGATATTATTGCTAGAAGGATAAGACATACAGGATTGAGCCCAGCCATTGCGCAAGTCTCAAAACTGATGTTGGACGGAGACTTCATGGAGGCCATCAATAGGAAGTTTGGATCCCATTATTCTGGTCTATTTGAGAAATACTTAAAAGATATAGCCGGTCAAGGAGGGTATACGTCGCCGGCTGCTAACGTTGGTAATAGACTTGGGCAGCATATCCTAGCTAATACAGTATCTACACTTGTTGGTTATAACCCAGGAACCATAATCAAGCATAGCTTAACAGCCTTTGGACAGAGTTGGAGGGAAGTTGGGACAGGGCCTTTTCTAAAAGCTATGATTGATCTATATAGAACTAGTAAAGTAGTTCAGGATTCGAACGATAAATTCATAACAGAAGGCGGTCAGGTAGGGACGCTTGATTGGAAAGGATCAGATGAAATCAACCGCCGTCCACAACACTGGCTGCAAACTCTCGGTGGCGCTTCAGAAATGCTCTTTCATCCAAGCAAACTCGAGGCGGCGAGACGGCGAGGTATGGAGCGTAGGACTTGGATGCTTGCTACCATAGATCAATGGATATCCAAGGTAACCTGGCTAGCTAAGTACCGAACAATTAACGAGGAGAATCTTGGACCAAAGGGAATGAGTGTAGAAGAGGCTCATTTGGACGCAGTTCGGATGGCCGATCGAGCAGTGAGGAACACTCACGGATCTACGATGGTTGCGGCAAGACCGGAGTTTATGCGATCGAATAATGCTATGGTACAGTCGTTAACGAGCTTGGGCTTATTCTATAATCACATCCTCAATCGCTGGCTAACAATGGGGCCTAGAGGCGTTAGGGCCTATGGAAAGTGGAAGCGTGGGGAGCCTGTGGCAGAAGATGTTAAAGACTTGACGAAGGATGTTTTGATGTATGTGGTCTTTCCGTCTGTTGTTCACGAGATAATGGATCCGACTTGTAGTTCTGAAGAATGGAATAAGAGCTGGGGTACGTGTACTGGCATGACTCTGGGAGTGGCTGGTCTTTCACCAATATTTCTAGCAAGAGACATGGCTCATGCTGCCGTAACTGGCCATGATCCAGGTTTAGGGATGTTTGGGTCGGCGGCTAAGCCAGTGACGGATATGCTTAAGGATATGCAGCATATTGGAGATAAGAGATACCTTGGAAGGCAGGTTGAAGATGCTAACGCTCTGCTTGGGGTTTCTAAAGGATTGGCTAGCAGACAGGTAGGTAGGTGGGAGAAGTACTTCATCAACACTATGTTAGCCCAAGACCATCTACCAAGAGGTCCGGGAGAGGCTATGAGAGTACTGAGATTTGGGGTCACTAAGGAAAGGAAACACAGATAATGGCATGGAGAGGCAGAGCAACGGCGCTGAAATGTAATACTCCAGAGGAATTCAGTAGGTATCTTAACAGTCTGAGTTTCTCTAACTGGAAACCGAGCGGAATGGTGCTTCACAATACCGCTTCTCCTACTTTAGATCAGTGGTGGCACGGAGGGACTTCGCCGGAACAGAGGATGAGGAACCTTAAATCTTACTACCAAAGCTTGGGCTGGAGTGCAGGACCCCATGCATTTGTGGATGGAGTTTCTATCTGGGTGATGACGGATTTTAACGTCAAGGGAGTTCATTCCCCAAGTTGGAATGGGACGAGGCTTGGGATTGAGATGGTTGGGGATTATGCTAAGGAAGAATTCGACTCTGGTCCAGGCGCCAAGGTGCAATCTCTTAGTGAAGCTCTGTTCGGTGAATGCCATTCTTTCTTTGGGTGGGAGCCTAGCGGGACTTCGATTAAACTCCACAAAGAGGATCCGAACACCAACCACGATTGTCCTGGGAAAAAGGTTTCTAAGACCGCTTTTATCAATGGAGTAACTGAATACATCAACGAAGGCGGCGATCATGGACCAGAAACTCCGTTCGAAGAAACTCCTGGTACCGTTGTTGGTGTTCCTAGCGGTGATAAGCTCAACATCCGTGCTAGCTCTTCTTCTAGCGCTCCTGTTATCGGTGAAGCCGAGAATGGAGATGTGGTTCGGGTGGTAGGGGAGGCTATGAATGGATCGACTAAGTGGGCCAGGTTTAGGATAGGAGAGGCAGAAGGGCCTGCTGTTGCAGTTTACGGATGGGTCTCAGCGAAGTATCTTGAGTACGAGAGTTCGGTTCCAACCGTACCAGAGGCTGTAGTATGGAAGTCGAACATCACTGCCACAGTCTTCGGTGTAGGGAGCGATGCGCAGCAAGGAGCCTATGGAGGATGGATCAATGGAAACACAAGGGGAGTGGCGCTACCGTACAAATGGCGAGGGCCTGAGCCAAGACCAACACTCATCGTCAGTGGCCCTAAAGGTGAGTATACTTGTGGGGTTGTCGATGTTGGGCCCTGGAATATTAATGATCCTGACTACGTGTTACATGATGCTAGGCCACTAAGCGAGAGTCAGTTTAAGAACCATACTAAAGCTCAGAATGGTCAAGTCCCGACTAATGACGCTGGGATAGACCTGACGGGGCCTGTTGCGGCGGCAGTTGGGATCAAAGGTAAAGGTAAAGTTAAGTGGCGGTTCACCCCTAAAGAAGGAGTGTGACATGGCAATGCAGGAGATAGGCAAAGCCACAGGTAGCTTCTTTGACATAATGAAGCGAGAGCCATTGAGTTTGGCTCTTGTGCTTATGAATCTCTGTCTCTTGTTCTTCTTCTATGTGATTTTGAATCGGGTAGCGGATCAACGGAAAGATGAGATATCTCTTCTTTATGCGGATAAGAAGGAGGTAAGGGATCTTTTAGCTAAGTGCGTTGTCCCTGACCGGAGGACAGAGAGTGAACTTCCTATGATGAAGGGGTATTTTGAATTGCCGAAGGCTCAAGTAACTGACCCAGATAAGCCATCGGAGCAATGAATGCCTGACACCAAAGCTATGCCAGACTCAAACTGTAGTACCTGTATGTATTGTGTAGATAGACAGGGCTTGGAATGCCATTTTGACCCACCTACATACATACCCGGTCTGCATGAATGGCTTGGCCAATGGCCAAGGGTATTAGATACGGATTGGTGCGGCCATTATCAATTAAAGTCTTAAGTCTCAAAAGTCCGTACCCCCTGCTTATCGATATCTGTGGCTTTGATTATCCTTGCAGCTTGGAGAGCTTCCATTATGTATTTAATATGCATTGCCCCGATCCTCTCTCTGATAAAGTTGTAGATTAGATACTCCTTTACCTTTCCGTTCATCCTAACAAAATGGGCGACCTCATCCATAACTCTGCTGTCTGGGACTATTGCGCCTTCTTGAAAGATTTTTGGCATCAGTCTCTCTGCTTCAATTAGCCAAGTCATTGCTTGATTGAAGTCTTCGACTTCTAGAGTGAGGTCGTTGGAACGGTCAACTGAGCATACCATAGCTAACTTTAAGAGATGCGCCCATCTACGACTGTTGTAGTGACGGAGTTTTGGATGTGACGGTTCAGGCGCCAGCTTCATTATCTTCCAGTCATGCATTGCCTTTCCGAAAGCTTTAGAGGCTTTGAACTCTCCTTGAAGTTTCGCTATCATCTTTATGTCGTGGATTAAATCTGTAGGTTTAGTCTTAAGTGGTTCGTTGAATACATCAATTAGGGGACGGTCTTCTGAGTAAACCATTATCACCCGACTCATTAGACCTTGGTCCCAGACGTAGTCTTTAAGGGTGTGGATTAGATTTGAGGGGGTTGAGCCAGCTAGGATAGAGAGTTGCGGCCGAGCGATTTTGATACGGATGTTCGCTACTCTGCGACCTTCTGAATAAGGATTAACGTCGTAAAACTCTACTAGGACAGACACAAGACTGGAGTCGTACTCATGCATAAAGGCAGAGAATTCATCTGCTGTTACTACTAGGGAGTTGTATTCTATTGGCGGATCTGGGAGTTGAGGGAGGAATCTCTTAGCTTCATTCATAAAATCCGCAAGAGAAGCACGAGTCATAGAGGTTGCGCCAAAGAAGATTTCAGGTACGTTTTCTCTAACGAGATTCGACGCAGACATAATCGCTCGGGACTTCCCAATCCCAGCATGACCAACGAGAAAGATGTACATATTTGGATAGAGGAATCCGCCGGTATTCGCCCATACCTTCTGTTCAAGAGTAGCTGAGATCATCGAGATCGCAGACCACTTCCTGAAGAGTTCGGCGGATTCAAGATTTGACGTATGCTCGACGAACCGTCCTATCCAAGATGTGCACTTCCGGAGTCCTTTTCCGTTTATCTTTGGGTCTGTAGCTTTTGAGTCCGTCTGGGTTTGACTCGCCGAAGTCGCCCCAGTTCCAGCCTGTTTTGCAGCCATATGGGATAGTCAGCGTTCTGTCGTGGCGGAGCGGGATCTCGTGATGGAGTAGGGATTGGATCTTTGGGACGATTTCATCTTCTCTCTCCTCGGGATATTGGATTAGGATGGAATCATGATTCTGCATTAAGAGTTGACAGATCCCTGCTCGCCATGCTTGTAGCATGCCTTTATTTACTATGTCTGATAGAGAACCTTGTGGATCGTAAGCGATAGCTTCTCTGAGGATGTCTGAGGAATCTCTGCGGCCGAAGAAGTGTCTGAGCCTTCCTGTAAGGCTGGTTAGCTTGCCGTAAGAACGAATCTGAGTCTCTACCCAAGCGTGCCAGTTTAAGTGGGCGGGGAAGGCCTTGAAGTATTTTTGTTGAAAGTCGGTGATGATGCTAAGATCAGTCTTAGTCTGACTGGACATTGTCCCCGGTTTGCCGCCATAGTTAGTTCCGTGCCCAAGCTTCTTACACATGAATCGTCGAGAGTAATGTCTATAATACGGGCGCTCGGCGAGATCTCTGTCACCTTCCAGGGTGTTGGTCCAATTGAGATCGGGCCAGCATATCCTGGCCACTGCTGTATGGAGGTCTCCGGACTCACATGCATCCAAGTAACGCCCGTCTCTGAAGAGGTTCCATTCGATTGCTCCGACAACACGGCTTTCTCCTTGTTCTGCGTCAAAGTTAGCGAGCTTCATTCCTGGGTCGGCGATGAAGATTGATCTGAGGGATTCTTCGATGTTTTGTAGGTTTCCGCCAGTACCAAACTCAGATAAACTAGAAGAAAACCTACCGGTGCTAGTACCAGCAATATTATAAGATGTACGTATTCTGCCGTCATAATCTACCTCGGTTTTTAAGACTTCGATTCTCTTCTTTAAGTCTCTCATTGCGGTCATGTGATTGATGACCGGCTGAGCAATGAGATAGGCTTCCATCTTTTCTAGGGCGGCACGGTTAGCAGTTAGGCGGCCCTCTTTGGTGCGGATTTCTGGGATTTTGAAGATGTCGTAGAAGAGTGTTTGTAGACAGTCCGAAGATTTCCAATTGAAACCGATAAATCCTGTTCCCTCCCTAACTATTCTTTCAAGATTAGTCTCTAATCGATCTAAGCGGGTGAACATCTCTTCAACGACTTCTGCTCGACGGGCAAGATCGATTTTTACTCCTTTGATCCGCATGTCGAGGACTGGCCCTTGAAGAGCTTTAGAGAAGGCGTAAGTAGTTGAGGTCTCAGAGCCTAGTTGAGGGAGCAAGGCTTCCAAGACTTCAGCTGTTATGCAGCAGTCTAGGCCATTGTAGACCCAGTCCTTTTCAGCGCCTTTGAGTTTATCAGGGACTGTAATATTGGTGTGGATGATTTTCATTAGTCTTCTCTTTTAATCGTAGTCTTCTTCTCTCTCATTTGCTTCCAGGCACCTTCGTCAGTGTAGATACTCCCTAAAAATCCCAAACTCTTCAGGCTTTCTGGCTGAAGAGTATGATGCAGCAGCATCGTATCTTCCTCTGCTCCATACACACTTATCTTCAAGGACCTTTTAAGGAATGCAATGTCGTATAACCCGTTCTGAAAGACTTTCGGCGTTGGTCGTCCCAATATGTCTCTAATAGCACGCCAAACCTTACGTGCTGTTGGTGCATCAGGCCAATAAGGTCGTCCTGCTCTTCCTGAGATAACCCACGGAATGACGAGACTAAGACTCGAACTGGGAGCAAATCCAATACAAGTAACGATTGCTCCAGTCGTCTCAATGTCGACCGCAATTCTTTGAGCGGGTTTGAGGTAGGCCTCATCGAACTCATAGATATCCTCCAAGGTTGGTTCGATCCAGATCTGACGTTCAGGGCGACGGATTTCTGGATAGAGACTTTCACGACTAGCTTTCAGGAGGTCAACCACGACAATTGGCCGTAGACTCCATTGTTTAAAGATAGCAGCTGGGTGATAGGTAGGGAGAACCTTAAATCCAGTAATAGTGTGAGTAGAGAGTTGGGCGGTTCCTCTAAGCTTAGAGATAGTAGTCTTTCCCAATAGGGCCCAGCTTGCGGTGTTTCCGAAGGCTACGACTACGTTTGGGTTAGTCTCCTCTATTTCGTCTGCGAGCCGCTCTAGTTCTCCTCTGAATTCCTTACGGAGATAGCCTTTAACCAAGGCTGGGTACCCATCTACTCCTTCTCCTTTAGGACCACACAAGGCGCTTACATCATTCTTTGGCGGTCTGAAGTTAAACACGTTAGTAAGGAAGCATTCGTACCTGCGGATTCCTGCTTCCTTTAACAGTTGATCCAAAAGGTAACCAGTTGGGCCCACAAACGCCTTCCCTTCTCTCTCTTCCACTTCACCCCAAGCTTCGCCTAAGAGAAGGATCTTGTTCATGGGCCCAAAACGGTTAGACCTTAGCCGTCTTGTCAATGTTGGCGAAGATCATTTCTCCGTCGTCTGATGGGGTGTGTTTGACGTGGCCCCAGAACTGACGGCTGGGTACGTCTTGCATCATATCCCTTATTTTTCTTGGGCTGCCGTCTTCATCTTCTTCGTCGATATCGAGGTCGGTGAGAAACTTCTTCAGCCGGTAAAGTGAGTCATCCGTGTGGTAGAATGTAATCCGAAGGGACCGATCCCGTAGTGGAACGACCTCGCCGGAAGCCTTGGTTAGGCTGGCTTTAAGGGCATCAGCGTCTACGTCGTCGCTAGCCTCTAAGGCCTTACAGGTATATTCTGAGAACTCTGTCCCTTTTCTTGTTGATTTGTCTATTCGTGGAAGACCTACGATCATCCAGAGATAGGTACCTTGTGGTAGAGGTTTTGGACGGGAGATTTCGGTTGCTGGTGTGTCGAGGATATCAGAGAAGTTTGGCATTTTACAGTCTCTTCAGTTTGAGTTGAGTCGGTTTCTGCTGTGTCTTGGGTGGTCCTCGAAGAACTTCAAAGAAGTCTGCTAGCCCAGTTTCGACAGGGTATTCAGGGAGCATCGCAAACGGCTTTGGATTCTTTAGGTCTATCATAGCGGTTGCGGCTGTTTGGATTACACGTTTACCTCCTGGTTTGGTTCGGCAAAGGGCCACAGAGTTGAAGTATGCAGGAATCTGTGGACTCAGAGCTGCTCCTACGGCAGTTGGGTATCCTTTCCTAGTACCATCTTCGTTATCGACATATCGAATGTGTGTGTTAACGATAACGTTGGTACGGAAAGATTCGCTTGTAAGGAGAGCGATAACTTTCTCGATTGAGTCTTGGGCATCTTTGTATACCGCTCTCTGATCATACTTGCCGTCTCGAGAACGAGGAACAAGAGGTTCTCTGAAGTCGAACGCTGCGTCAGAGAAGAAGGTAAGAGAGTCGAGCACGAAAATGCAGTCCGGTCCCCATTCAGCTGGAACTCCCAAGTCAACTTCGGTGCCGTCATCAGTTTTATATTTCCATCGGTCAAGCATTTTGATGCCGTCGATAAAAGCTCTTGGGAGGCCGTCAATAATCGGCCCGTCAGGGGATGCTTTTCGTTTATCTCTAAGAGTTCGATACTCGACGTTTTGTAGTTTGTCTGGCGAGTCAATGTATACGAAGACCTTAAGCGGCTCGAGCCCATTATCATAGTCTAGGATCCGTAGTTTGTAGCCTGCTTTGACAAGAGAGGCGAGGGCTCCTGTCTTTCCAGAGCCTGGGTCGCCTTCAACGA